GAGTCGGGGAACCCTCGGGGGATAGGGTGCCAGCAGCATTCCACCGGCCAACTAGGAGGCCGTAGCCAAAAGGTAACGGAAGCTGGCAGGGAGCGGAATGGCCCGCGCAATAACCATCAAACACGGAGAGGAAGTATGCAGATTCTACGATTCGCGCAGCACGGCACAGACGGCAACGTGTCGGATGACTTCTTTCAGGCGCACCTGGGCCGCGCCACGGCTTCCAGCGCATCGGCCATTATGGATTTCACGCAGAAGGGCGTGGAGGGTTCCAAGCGCAAACTCTACCGGCTGGAGAAGGTTGCAGAGATACTCAGCGGCATCGCGGCGCAGGACCACTTTGTTTCCGCGCCAATGAAAGCTGGCACGTTCTCTGAGCCCGCGGCCCGCACGGCCTACGAACTTGAAGAGGGCGTCATGGTCGAAGAGGTCGGCATGGTGGTAGGCGATAATGAGCGCTGCGGCTGGAGCCCGGACGGCCTAGTAAACGATGCGGCCGGCAATCTGGTAGGCGCAATCGAGTCGAAGTGTCCACGCACAACCACGCATCTGCAAACCCTCGACGCCGGCCAGATTCCCGAGGGCAACATGCCGCAACTGCTCTTCGCGTTCATGTGCTGCCCACCGCTGCAATGGATCGACTTCATCAGCCGCGACGGGGGTATGAGCAACGATCCGGCGATGTTCGGCCCGATCCTGCCTAGGCGGTACGTGCAGTTTACGATTCGCCTACACCGCGCGGAGTGCGAGGCGCAGATTGCCAAGATGCGCGAGGCGACGGACAAGTTTCTCGCGGACATAGATGCTACCATCGAGCGCCTGAAAGCCAGAGCGCCGGAGGTTGCCGAGCCTGAGCGCGTTGCGGAGGACTTCGGCGATCTTGGGCTGACGGACGCGGACATTCAAGCAGCAGATCCAAACTGGAAAGGGTAAATCATGGCAAACGCACCGTTTTATGAGGCCGGTAACTATATGGGAACGATTATCGGCCAAGGGCTGTCCAAGGCAAAGACAGGGACAGCGCAGTTCGTTTTGGAAGTGCGAATTCTCGGCTTTCAATCAAGCTTAGGGTTAGTCGAGCTTGAGAAGCAATACAGCCGCACCATCTACATGGCGCTCACAGAAAGGACAGTTGAATTTGTCGGACACACGCTCCGGGTCCTTGGTTTTCGCGGCCAGTCGTTCGGGCCTCTCGATCCTGCGCACCTTGAACATCAAAGCTTTGTCGGCAAGAATGTCGAACTATCTTGCGAACACAAAAGTTACAACGGCGATTCACCACGCGAAAAGTGGCGCATCAATGACCGCAAATCGCTGAATCTAACCCCGCTTCGGGCGGAAGAAATAAGCAGCCTTGACCGGCAGTTCGCCTCGAAATTGTCGCACGACAATACTGCTCCTGCCTCAAGTGGCTTTGCAGCACAAACCGAAATCTCGGACTTAGATATTCCATTCTGATTCTTGCCGTTTTAGTTCCTTAGGTGGCTTTGCCCTCTGCACCACAAGCATCGCCACAAGGAAATGAAGGCTGCTGGAATTGAGCCTTAGAAACCTAACCAAGAGGGAACCATGCAGACAGCGCAGAAACTTGAAACTTTTACCGGCGTCGTGGAGAACACTATCCCGGCGCGCGACATCGGATGGATACGCGCAGACTCGGGCGAGACGCTATTTTTCCATGTCAACTACATCCTCGACCGCAAAATGCTTGAGGTTGGAGCACGCGTCAAGGGGCGCATTGGTAGGGTTCCAAACGAGGAACGGCAGGCGCGTGCGTTTGCGGTGGAGGTGGTAAATGGGCACTAAAACTGGAATTTCTTGGACCGATCACACGTTCAATCCATGGATCGGCTGCACAAAGGTAAGCGTGGGCTGTGCGAACTGCTACGCGAAAACGCGCGACGACCGGCACATGCTCGGACCTGTGAGCCATTGGGGGCCAGGTTCTCCTCGGCACATTACCAGCGCGGCGAACTGGCGCGAACCAATCAAGTGGGCAAAGGCAGCTCGGGCAGCGGGAAGGCGCGATAAGGTCTTCTGCGCAAGCCAGGCCGACATATTTGAACTCGAAGCGCCGGTCGCCGCGCGGCAAGCGCTCTGGAGGCTCATTGGCGATACCTGCGATGCGCTCGACTGGCAGCTTTTGACCAAGCGGCCGGAGAACATCCTTCCGGTCATGTGCGATGACAACCTGAATCTCGGCTTCTTTGAACCGACGCACTGCTGGCTGGGTACGAGCGTCGAGAATCAAGAGGCCGCGGAGAGCCGTATACCGGCGTTACTTGAAGTCGATGCCGCTATCCGATTCCTTTCATGTGAGCCATTGCTTGGCCCTGTCAGTTTGGGTAATATCAAATACCGTCCAGGAGCGAACGGTTGGCTTTCTGCTTTCAATGAAACAGCATGGCCTGATCTTGGAAAGATTGACTGGGTTATATGTGGCGGTGAGAGCGGGCCCGGCGCGCGACCGATGCAAGAGGATTGGGCACTCAGCTTGCGGGATCAGTGCCAGGATGCGGGCGTTCCGTTCTTTTTCAAGCAATGGGGCGAGTGGGCGCCTGGGGCTTGCGCCGGTTCTCTGCCTTCCTGTACCGAGCGGACTGCAACCTGGTGGGATGGGCGCTGGCTTTACGACTCGCTGACTCCCCGTCAGAGCGAAGAGTTACACCGCGACGATGAGCCTGATGTCTATCGCCTCGGAAAGAAAGCCGCTGGCGCCATGCTCGATGGACGCGAGTGGAAAGAGTTTCCGACGGTGCGCCCATGACGCCCGAGCAGATGGAGCAGGATTTCATCTTTCTGCGCGGCCAGGTGCAGCGCCTGAGCCGCCTCATTGACGCGCTGGAATCTTCGCCGCTGCTGATTCAGGCGATGGTTGAACCAGAGCCAGACATTCCCTGCGAGAGCAACGCGCCCGCGCAAGAGGTTCGCACTATCGAGGAGCTTGAGAAAGATGCGATCTTGAACGCGCACAAAACCTTCGGAAAGAATTATGATGGCGCATGCTCTGCGCTTGGCATTAGCAGAACAAGCTATTACCGCAAGCTGCGAGAATACGGGGTGCGCGGATGAGCGATTTTATCCAGTTTGAGGTTCTCGGCCGGCCAGCGCCGCAGGGTTCTATGCGCGCATTCGTGATCGGCGGCAAAGCGCGGCTCACCTGCGACAACGCAAAGACGATGCCCTATCGGCAGGCGGTCGGGTACGCCGCTTTGGCTGCGCGGGAGAGTAGCGAGATATTCGCCGGGCCGCATGTCGCCGTTTCAGTCCAGTGCGACTTCTACTTCAAGCGCCCCAAGGGGCACAAGAAGGCCTGGACGCACCCGCCAACCAAGCCGGACATTGACAAGCTGTGCCGGGCCACCCTGGACGCGCTGACGGGCATCCTGTTCGCGGACGATGGGCAGGTTGTGGGGCTGAAGGCGGTAAAACACTACGGGCTTCCAGAGCGTGCGCTGATTTCAGTCGAGAAGGTGGACGCATGACGCGCTTCGTCGCAGTCTGGAGCCTCCAGCGCGGCATAATTGATCCTCCCGAGCCACTGGACGACGCAGGGCAGCGCCTTGCGAATCTGGAGGCGCAGAACGATGCACAGGAAGCCTATCGCGCTGTGCGCTACGAACGCGATCCACCGCTGACCCCAGAGCAAGACTGGATGGAAGAACTGGGACGCAGAACGGCACCCAAACAAACCCGCGCCAAGTGCGCATAACCGAAAGAGAGGTGAATATCGTGGAAGACGAAGCAAAGAGACTTGAAGAACTCGCGCGGCCACTGATCCAATGGCTGAATGAAACCTATCACCCACATGTAACCGTGATCGTGACCCCGGTAGGCGTTGAGTTGGTCGAGGGTATCTGCTCGGTTCCGGTTACAGACTACATCCGCGACTAGCGCATGAAGTCCTGCCCCGCAGAACTGCAACGTTATCGCGCGGAAGAGATCGATCAGCGCACAAACGCACCATAGGAGAAAGGTGAGAATATGCCAGAAGTTACCGAAGTGCGCCTCAAAGAACTAATCGAGGCGGAAGAAAAATTGAGCGCTCTCGAAAATATGGGAGTAGACAATTGGGAAGGATATTCGGATGCGATGAGTGAACTGAAGGAATATCGCGCATCGAAGAAAGATGGAGGAAAAAGTGAATAAACCAGAACTTGACGCAGAGACAATCGAGGTCGCCGCAGCGCGAGTTGCAGCGATGAACCTGAGCGCATACAAACCTTCCCTCGCGGAAGAGGTTAACGCGATTCGCGCAACCAAAGACCTACCGCCGCTTGGATATGCGCACGGCGACACAATCAGCCCCACACGCTCCCCGCGCAGCGATAAGGGAACCAAGCGCACACCGAAGGCGCAAACGTTGAGCATCG